ATGGCCAGCATCGAGACCCGCCGCAACGCGGCCGGTGAGCCGACCAGCTATCGCGTCATCTGGCGAGACGCCGGGCGGCGCCGTACCCAGCGTGTTCCCACTCTCGAGCAGGCACAGCTGTGGGCCCGGATGCTCGAGGCCGCCGGCCACGAAACCGAACGGGCCGCCGAAGCCCTCGCGGCCGAGACCAGCCGTGTCCCACTGCTCCGAGACGTCTGCGAACGCCACCTGGCCCGCATCGGGTCCCGCACCTCCGCATACACGCGCCGCCGGTACCGCGGCTACATGAACGGCCACCTCTCCGAGCTCGCGGCCCGCCCTGTGGACGAGATCACCGAAGAGCACATCGCCGCCTGGGTCACCGACCGGACCGCAGCCGGCAAGTCCGCGAAGACCATCACCAACGTCCACGGCTTCCTCCACGGCGTCATGGCCACCGCCGTACGCCTCGGGCTCCGGCAGGACAACCCCTGCGAGCACACCGTGCTCCCCCGCCCCACCCCCGCCCGCTCCGCGACGTTCCTCACCGCCGCCGAGTTCAACGCCATCGAGCAGCACCTCCCCGCCGGCGAGCGCCCGCTGTTCCGTGTGCTCGTGGAGACCGGGTTGCGTCTGGGTGAGGCGACCGCACTGGTCCCGACCGATGTGGACTCCGATGGGGCTGTGCCCGTGGTGCGGGTGACGCGGGCGTGGAAAGAGGCGGAGGCCGGTGTGTGGGAGGTCGGGCCGCCGAAGACCCCGCGGTCCGTGCGGAGCGTGGCCCTGGCCCCATCCACGAAGGCGCTGCTGGACGAGCGGGTGAAGGCGTGGGCGCCGGGCGAGCTTCTGCTGTCCGGGGACGTGGGATCAAAGAGCATCCCGAAGCACCGTCAGCGGCTCGAGGCGTGGCAGGACGCCGTCGCCGCCGCACACGAGGACGGGAGCCTGCCGGTGCACAAGCGCCCGAGGATCCACGACCTGCGGCACACACACGCCTCCCTGATGCTGGGCGCCGGCATGAGCATGCACGAGCTCAGCCGACGACTGGGGCACACCTCCATCACCGTGACGATCGACCGGTACAGCCACCTGCTCCCCGACGTCCACGAACGCGCCGCAGCAGCGGTCAGTGCCGCGTTCGCCTCGTGAGACGGGTGCGGCCCGCACCTTTTGGGATGTGGTGCGGGCCGCGTGGCCCGACCTGGAAACGGGATCAGGGATCGGGCCGTGGTGCGGTGGAGGGGGACTCTGCCGCACCGTGCGTCCAGAGTACCTGAACGCACGAAAGTGGCCCCCGCCGTCATCCGTGGTGGATGTGGCGGGGGCCGTCGTGTGCTCCCAGCCTGGGAGCTGTTGGGGGTTGGGTGGGAGGTCAGCTGATGTTGTAGGGCGGGTCCGGGTACTCCCGCTGCGCCGGGGCCGGCGGCTGGTCCTGCAGGTCCGTGGCGGGGACGCGGGGCACACCGGAGGTGAACTCAGGCTGAGCCACGGAGGTCAGCAAGGACACGATGCCGGCCATGGCGGCGACGGAGGCCGCGGCGGGCCAGTCGATGTCGAAGACCCCGACCGCTCCGGTGCCGATGGCACCGAGCAGGGCGGAGGCGAACACCTTGATCATGCGTTCGACGGTGCCGGCCCAGAACGCTTGGGTGGCGTAGACGCTCATCGTGCCTCCTCGAGTCGGTCGGAGCGGACCCAGCCGGTCAGAGTGCTAATGATCGGTGCGGTGCGGGTGTGCATGGTCATCCCTTCTTGTCCAGGTGAGCGGTGTGCATCCATCCGGTCTGACCATGGGACAGCATGTAGGGGGTGGAGCCCTCGGCGTAGTCCCCGCTGGTCTTGCCGGTGGTGGTGATGGTGGTGCCCACGGGTGCCAGGCCGAGGATGGGGTGTTCACGGCCGGGGCCGGTGCGGACGTTCACGCCGTCCTTGTGGAGCGCGTTCACGGTGTAGGTGCCACTGGTGCCGTCCTCGTCTGCGCGCAGATGCGAGAGCAGGGTGAGGTTCTGCTCGGCGGTGCCTCGGTAGCCGGTGATGCCGTACTGTGCGGCCAGCTTGGCGCGGGCCGAGAACGAGGAGTCCCGGCCGCGCTGGGCCAGCCACTCGACCACCGAGGCCGTGTCACGGACTCCGATGGGGCTGGTGGACTCCTTCGGCGGCTCCGGGTGGGCGGCGGACTTTCCGGCGCGGATGGCGGCGGCGACCTTGCGGATTAGGGCGGGGTCGTGCTTGAGCTCGAAGTGCATCTCGTCCGGTCGTCGGGTCCACACTCCTCCCCACACTACGACGTTCCCGAGGTCGGTCAGGATGCGGCGGATCGCGGTCTCCTGGGCCTCGGTGAAAGTGCCCTTCAGCCCCATGTAGTGCGCGGGGGCGTTCAGGTCCACGGCGGTCCCGGCGGCATGCTCGGACCACACGTTGGTGTAGCCGCGCACGGGCCGGTAGGACCATCCCCACGAGTGGCCCTTGATGATCGGCTCCACCTCTGCGTGGAAGCGGCGGCACAGCTCATCGAGGATGGTGTGGGTGTCCCCGTCGAGTACCTGCCCGGTGATCCAGGACAGCGGGGTGAGGTTGGCGGTGGTGGACTGGACAGGCCAGCCTCGACGAGTGGTGGGGGTAGTCATGGTCAGTGCTCCTTGTCGGGGGTGTGAGTGGTCTTGGGTCGGCGGGCCAGGGCGTAGACGGTGGGGGCCATGTCAGATCAGTCCTTCGGGCCAGGCGGGTGCGGGCGGGCCGTGGCCCTCGCTGATGTGCAGGCGCAGGCGGGAGATGTAGTCCGCCATGAGCCGTTCGCGCACGGTGAGGCGGTCCACCATCGCTGTGAGGCGTACGGCGTCCTCTCGGAGCCGGTCAGCGTCCTCCTGCAGCTGATCGATGAGCGCGTGTTCACGCGCTCCGGCTTCGGGGACGCGCTTTGCCCACCAGCCGCCGAGGATGCCGAGGACCGCGACGGCGACCGTCCCGAGCGTGGTGACCAGTGCGTCAGGCATCCTCGGCGGCTCCCTCCTGCGTGATGCGGCGGGTCAGGGTGGAGTGCAGGTGCAGGCCGAGGACGCCCGCGAGGGCCGGTGCCCCGTAGGTTGCGGAGGTCTGCCACCACAAGAGGGATTCTCCGGTCTGGATGAGGGTGACGGCCCAGCCGAGGAGGTAGGCGGCGGCCCAGATTGTCGTCATGGTGATGACGGCGGTGGTGCCGAGGCCGTGGAGGGTGGGGCGTCGGATGTCCCAGAGGCAGAGGAGGGCGGAGGCGAACCATATGGCGGCGTAGGCGGGGATGAGTCGCCCGTCGAGACTGGCGAGGGTGAGTGGGTCCTGCACATCTCTGCCGGGGACGGCGTAGGCCAAGGCGCGGGTGGCCGCGTAGACGGCTCCGGTGGCGAGGATGCCGCGTGTGAGTGCGCGGCTGGTGCGTGTCTGCGGCACGGTGGCCTCCTGGGTGTAGGTATGGGTGCGGCCCCACACCCGAGGCAGGGGTGTGGGGCCGCATGATGGGGTGGGGCGTGGTGGCGCCTACGATGGGCCTATGAAGCGCTATGCCTTGTTTGCCGTGCTGATCGCCGCCACCGTGGCGGCTGTCGTGGCTGTGTGGTGGTCCGGTCGTCAGCCCGCGCCGGAGGCCGCCGTCAACGACGTGAAACCGTTTCAGTACCAGGCGGACACCCGGCCCACGGTCGAGGTCTACGGGGACTCCATCAGCCAGGGTGACTCCAGCAACTTCTCCTCTGGCAACACGGGCCCCACCTCATGGGTCAGCCACCTGGGCGGGCCTGACGGGCTGCGCTTCGTCGGCGGATTCGCACAGGGCGGTGAGGGTGCCGAAACGATCCGGAACTACATCGCGGGCCAGCACACGTCAGATGTCGTCATCTACGAGATCGCCACCAACGACCTCCGCCGCGGGGTCTCCTGGGACGAGTGGGCGGATCACACCCTGCGCTTCCACGAGGAGGCGGCCATCGGGGATGACCTTTTCGCCTTGGTCTTGATCGGGCCGATGGATGACCGCAGCGCGGAGGCGGTAACGGGCTGGAATGACCGCACCCGCAAGTTCGCTGAAGAGCAGGGTTGGGCTGTTCTGGACCCGTGGGATGGATTGCGTGATGACGACAACACATGGGTTGCTGGCATGTCCGCTGATGCGGTGCACCCGAACAAGAGCGGCGCGCAGGTTCTAGCGGCCAATATGGCTGAGGAGGTGCGCGCCGCCCTGTCCGGGCGGTGAGTCACGGCAGGATCGGGTAGTAGGCCCGCCATGCGGCGCGGATCGCCGCGATGTCACCGGCGGGCACGACGCCGGGGATCACCGCGATGTCGATCCACCGGGTCGTGCCACCGCCGGAGCGCCCGAAGTACGGGGTATGCCCACCAGAGGTGGAGGCCCGCGGGTTCAGTGGCAGTTCCTCCCCGCCGTTGACGCTGAGGGACCCTGCGTCTCCATCCAGCACGAGAGCCAAGAAGACAGGCCCGTTGGGGACCGTCACGGTGGTGCCTGCCCCTGGTCGAAACACCACCGATGTGGCCCCGGACAGGGTCAGTCGGGTGTCTCCGATTTCCATGCTGGGACCGGCCCCCGTGTGTCCGGCCAGGGCCATGATGACGGTCCAGGGCGAGGTGGCTGGGTGCGTAGCGGTGGTGCCCATGATGAGGCGGCCCGTCTCGTAGACGCCCTTACTGTCGATCGTGCGGACACCTGCCACGCTCCCTCGTGTGACCTTGCTGTTGGCAGCGTCCAGTACTGCTGCGGCCGGTCCACCGTTAGCGTCGGGGACGCTCGCCAGGACGGTCCCGTCCGCCCCGCCCACGGTCATGGCCGCATACCGGGACAGCGCCCGGTGCCCGGCCAGGGGCGGCACGAGGTAGGGGGCGGGGGCGGTCAGGGTGCTCTTGGAGCGGAGGATGATGGTCATGCTGTCACCTCGTCGATCAGGCGGCCGCCCGCGAGCACGCGGTTTCGGCCGGTCGGGGTGCCCCGGAGCGGGGCCTGGGCGGGCTTGGCGGAGGAGTTCGAGTGGTGCACGAGTGTCACGTCATTACCGGCGGCGTTGGGGCCGAGGGCGAGGGCGTGAATCTGGTTGCCCTCATGGGTGCCCGCGTTCTGCTCGGTGGCGGTCACGGAGCCGAGGCGGACGATGTTGCCGCTGCCCTCGATGTACGCGCCTACGAAGTCCTCCGGGTTGATGACGCCCCGCGTCACCCCGTCGCCGGCGTAGACCTGGTTCCCTGTGCCCACAGTGTCCCCGTCGTAGCTAGGCGGGAACTGGCCCCACTGGCTGGTGCCGAACTGGTTGTTGGCGTCGGACTGGAGCTGGATGTTTGCGCCGTGCCCGGACTCGGTGATGTGGAGTCCGTGCCCGCCGTTGTTCTGCGAGGTGCACGCGGCGAGCGTAGCGAGAGCGCCATAGCCAGCGAGGTACCAGCCGGGCGCGGCGCGACGCAGGTACGCCGTCGTCCCCGTGCCGCCGGTGTTCACGAAGGCGCCGGTGCGGAACACCTTGACGTTGGACCAGGTGGTCGAGCCGTGCATGTTGTAGACGCCGTAGTGCTCGTTCTCCGCGAAGGTGGACATGTTCCAGAAGGAGTCCGGCCCGGACACTGCCCCGATTCCGGCGCGCCACACGGTGACGTTGCGGTAGCGGCTCTCGCCGGGGGTGGAGCGCGCCATGATGCCGACGTTGCGGACGTCGCGGATGGTGATGTTCTCCACGTCGTGAAACAGGTCCAGCCCCTCATCGTCGGGAGACGTGGTGGAGGAGTGGCTGATCCAGATGCCGTGCTGTCCTGCGCCGTAGTTCTCCACGGAGCCGCGAGGGACGACGGCGGGCTGGGCCCAGCGGTTGCCGTGGATCGTGAAGTCTGCGATGCGGGCGCGGTACACACGCGGACCCGTTGCGGCAGAGGTTCGGACCACGGACTTCCCGGACCCCGACGGAGCCACGAGGGCGGTCTGCCGTCGCCCGGCGCCCACCAGAGACACCCCCGCCATGAGCGTGACCGTGGCCAGCGTCGCACCCGGGGGCAGGACGACTGTGCCGCCGCCCTCCTCGGCCACGGACCGGATCAGCGCATCTAGACGCATCGAATCGTCTGTCCCAGATTCCGGCTCCCAGGCCCCACCGTGCTTCGCGTTGCGGGCTAGCACAGCATCAGAGCGCACGCCCCCAGCGGCGGCTGGCACCTCAGCCCGCCCATACCGGGAGGACCAGCGCAGCAGCAGCGGGGACAGCCTGGACCGGGAATCAAGGATCGGGACGATGCGGCTCCCATCCGACACGGCCAGCACGTCCGGGCGGGTGGGGTCGTCCTCCACCCCGATGTGGCGGCGGGCGAGGGCCGTGGGGCCACCGTCCGCGCCGGCTTCCATCCAGGTGCGGCGTGACTCGGCATCAACGACTGCGGCCACGATCTCAGGGTCAGCACCCGAGGTCACACGGTCCGATACCTGCGCCGCGGTGCGCTGGACCACATCCACCTGGGTGGCAATGGCCGCGGTCGCCTCGGACGCTGCCTCCGCCGCCGCCGCCTCCGCACGGTCAGCGGCAGCCAGGGCGTCGTCCGGCAGCTCGAGCGCCCAAGAGGACAGGGACCGGGAGTCGATGGACACACGGACTCGACGGGTCGTGGACTCGGTCTGGAACTCGTCCACCACGCCGTGCGCACCAGAGACCAGGGTCACTGGCTCGCCGTTGCGGTAAGCCTGCACGGGGGCTTCCGTCTCGGCGTCCACGACAGTCGCGCGACGGCCGGCCAAAGGGCGGCCGGTGGCGACGTCCACGAAGACGCGCTCAGCGTAGGTGTGCATCAGGACCTCCTAGGGGAGCAGAAAGAAAACACCGGACAGGGACACCCACGAGAACGTGGACATTGGGGACTCCAACCGGATCTGGCCAGCGCCGGTGACGCGCAGGTCAGCGGGCCCCTGAGCCGTGGACGCCACGAGCAGGCGTGTGAAGCGAGGACGCATCGCGGGAGGGAGAACACCGATCGGCTCGTCCCGGCCGCCGTAGCCGCCGTTGACTGCGCCGTCGAGTTCAACCCGGTCACCGACCAGCCGGCACCGCGGCTCCCCGAACGAGTCGTAGGGCTTCCACGACCCCGACAGTGGGATCGGCTGCGCCACGGACAAGTCACGGCCGCCACCGCGGGCCGGACCGATCACCGTGTCCTGTGTGCCCTGCTGCATCACCAGCACCCTGGCCCCGACCCACAAGTCCCCGACCGGAGTCAAGGACAGGGGTACTGCCTCAGACGGGGCGTCGTCCGCGGCGAACCGGATCCGCAGCGGGTACAGGTTCGTGACCTCCGCCCACCGCCAGGAATCAGCCGGCGGCTCCGGTACATGCGCCAGCCAGGGCACCATCGCCGCCAACGGGTTCGACGTCGTGTCGCTCATTCGACCACCCTCCGCAGCTTCGTCGTGGACAACGCGCCAGCCTCCTGCGAGTACGTGAATCCCTCCACCACCGCCAGCGCGGACAGGTCACGGCCACCCCATTCGAGGCGGACGACGTCGTTCAACGCCAGCGGGAGGGTCGGGTGCTGGACCTCGAAGGTTTCGGACACCTGCTGTTTCTCACGCAGGCGCCGCTCGGCGCGGGCGTCGAGTTCGGCCTGGGTCGCCGAGGCGGGCGCGTTCTCCTCGAGGGCGGAGACGACACGGCCGGTAGCGGCCCACCGGAAGCGGGATGTGCGGTCCAGGAAGGTGCCGCGCATCGGCAGAACGTCAGGGTCGTCGGATTCCGTGACGACGGTCATCTGATTCGGGACGTCGTAGAAGTCGGCCTCGTGGACTAGCTCGGGCAGGAACGGCATCCCGTCCCCGGCGTCGGTGAACACGGCGGTGATCCCCCGGTGCTGCGGGGGTCGGTGCGGGTCGCCACGGATGACACCCATGGGGTCCGCGGTCGCCGAGAAGCACTGGGCGACGTCCAACATGTCGTTGACCATGCGCAGGTAGGAGGTGCCGGGCGGCCAAGACATGTTCGTGCCGAACAGGGCCTCGTTGTCCTCGAAGGAGTGGTCGATGTTCTGCCGGTCCAGCAGGTAGCGCAACCTCTCGATGACGTTCGTGCCCTTGTAGCCCATCCACTGGACCGCGGTGGATGCCTGCTCCTGCAGCCGGGACATCATGTCGAACAGCTGCAGGGTCGGCGCCGGCCTGGTCGCGGCGGTGTACTCCGTGCGTGGGGCCTTCACGATGAACGTTCCGACCGGCCACTCCATCGACCGGCCGGCACCGGAGACCGTGGCGCAGGCGCGGATCCGGTGTCTGGTCCAGTCGATGTCCTCGTCGCCGGCGTACCGGCAGGACCCGCCCGAGCGGATCGTGGACCACAGGTTGAACTCGGCCGTGAACTCCGAGACGCCGTGCAGCGGCCGGAGCACCCGGTTGCGGGTGTCCAGCAGCTCGAATCGGAACCCGTCCGTGCGGTGGTCCGCTAGCAGGGGCCGCGAGCGTGGGCCCCAGACCGGGGCGTCGGCCAAGTGGACCTGGTTCACCATTCGGTGCTCACCACCTCACCGGGCTCCATGGCCTCGTCGAAGTCGATCTCCGTCACCGTGAACGAGGCCTCCTCGACGTTGCGGGCCTCGGACCCGGAGACCTCCGTGATCTCGACCCACCAGCGGCGGCCCTTCGGGTCCCGGTAGAGGATCGGGGCTTCCGCGGTGGCCAGGAACTCCTCGAGCTCGGCACCTGTAGCCCCACCATCAGGATTCGGGGCGAGGCGTGCGGACACAGCCACACTCCTGGTCTGATGCTCGGAGCGGATGGACGTGGGGCGGCGACGACCGGCGAAGTGGTGCAGCTGTGCGCCGCGCTCCCACTTCGGGGTGAGCGTTGCGTTGTCCCGCATCCGCACCACCTGCGACCAGCCCGGGCCTGCGTTGAGGTAGACCCAGCCCTGCGGCTCCGGGTCCAGCACCAGAGTGTCGGACTCGACCTCGGAGGGTGTGGCCGACACCGTGATCGCCCTGTAGGAGGTCGGGCGGGAGGTGTGCGGAGTCGGATCCACATACCCGGTCTCCAACGGCAAGCCGGTGGCCACCGTGTGCCACGGGCCGCCGTCGATCGACCTCTGCAGCGTGCACTCCACCGCCTCGACCTCCCCATCTGCGGGGTCGCGGTGGCTGATCGACACGGCCACCGCCCCGGTGTCCACCATCCGTTCCGCGGACAGGCGGGCAGCAGGCGGGGGCGCGTAGGTGACGTCGATCGGCTGGGTGGCCTCCTCGGACCACATGCCCGCGGCATCCTGCGCGGACACTGCCACCACGTAGGACATGCCGTCCTGCAGCCGGTAGTCCGGGGTGACCACACGCGAAAGCCAGGGCCGCTGCATGGACCACAGCTCGTTGCCGTCCGAGTCCAGCAACCGCACCCGGAAGGCCGCCTGTGCGGAGCCCTCCGGGTCGAAGAAGGACCAGACGATCCTCACCGAGGATGACGGCCACGCCGGCTCGACCGGACTGGTCAGCGTCACCGAGGGCCGCTCCGAGACCGTGGTGGTCTTCAACGAGGACCACGGGGACGGGTCCGTGTGCTGACCCCAAGTGCGGACCTGCCACTCCATCGGCTCTTGCGTGCCCCAGGTGCCGGCATCCAGTGTGTGCCGTGCCGTGGTGGAGGGGCGCCGACCGGTCGAGGTCCACGCGCTGGTGCCCTTGACCCGCCACCGCACCTCGTAGGCCGACTGGTCGGTCGTGTCGACAGGGTTGTGCTGCCAGGACAGGCGTACCGGGTCCGACGCCTCGACCGCAGTCGGGTCCAGCGACGTCGGCGAGGACGGCGCAGCCAGAAGCTGCACTTCGTTCGAGTGCGCCCACGCAGACGTCAGCGTCCCCCACATGCCCGGGGTCCGTGCCCGGACAGCATAGGTCAGCGGCTCCGTCGGGTCAGGAGACGAGACCGTGTACGAGGTGCCCGTGGTCGTCCACCCCGGGTACGTGTAGCCCGAAGACCGGGGAGAGTAGGCGATCTCGTAGCTTGTGGCCGGGCCCGCCGGCGCCGTCCAGGTCAGCCGGACGTCCGTGCCCGTCCGTTGTGCCCGCACACCCTTCGGGGCCAGCGGGGACGTGTGCACCAGCTCCGAGGCCGGGGAGATGGTCGAGCGGCCACCAGCATTCCGGGCGTACACCCGCCACTGGTAGGTCTTGCCGGGCACCGTGGACGTGTCCGTCCACGACGACACCCGCCCGAGGGTCGCCACCGTCACGAAGGACGCCGACCCGGACTCCCGCCGCTGCACGATGATGTTCGTCACCGGAGCCGATGCGGTGTGTGTCGGCAGCTGCCACGCCACGCCATGCCGGTAGTCCGTGGACCGTGAGACGACCACATTCGATGGTGCGGCCGGCGCCGATACTGGCCGGCGTCCCGTGGTGATCGACCCGGACGCCCGCATCGTCTTGTTCCCGACCGCGGCCAGCCCACTCACCGAAGCCGACAGCGACGAGGCCGTCGTGCTTGAGAAGGATGGGGAGACTGTGCGGGTCACGGTGCGCAATATCTGTCGGTTCGACTTCGACCAGGCCGTGGTCGAACCGACATTCGCGGTCACACTCGCCGACCCGGAGCCGAAGGACCCCGACCAGGAGACGGTCACCGCGTCGTTACTCACCCGGTACTGGGTCCACAGCCAGATCCGTGCGGTCACCGTCACCGACGACGTCGATGCGGACACCGTGGACGGAGACTGGACCATCTCCACACCAATGCGTGCAGCGTAGGCGCCGGTCACGATCGGGCCCCAGGTGGGCTCAGCCATGGTGTCCTCCTCGAATCAGATGGGGAGGCCGCACGGGATCACACCGTGGCGGTGTGGCCCCGTGCGGCTAGGTGTCAGGTGCCGGAGTACTGATGTACCGGCTGGACCAGCCCGGAGACGTGCCGGGCCAGGGACGCATCTCCGATCGCCTCCACGTACCCGGTGAACTCCTGCTCGCCGATCCGAACCGTCATGTGTGACGGTGCCTGCGTGTTCCGGGTCGCCAGCAGGTGAATGTCCTTCCACTGCTGTGCGGTCAGGACCATCTCATCCCGGCCGGTCCCGTTCATCACCAGGGACAGCCCCGGCGGGAGCGTGCCGCCGGAGTCGCGCAGAAGCGCGCTCGGTTCCTCTGCCTTGGCCAGGGCCTCGGCACGGGCAGCCTGGGCATCGTCGTGCTTCTTCGTCCAGGGCATGATCTTGCGGATGATGTTCGCCACCATGTCCGCGAGCAGCTGGCCGATCGTGCCGGCCACTGAGCGGCGGACCAGTCCGACCAGCGGGTCGAGGATCGCGGATGTGGCTTTGACGAGCTGCCCCTTGACCCAGTTCACACCGTCCTTCGCGCGATCTGCGGTCCACTGGGCACCGGCCTTGACACCGTTCCAGGCCCCACCGATCGTGTCCCCCACGCCCGAGAGCATGGAGCGCGTCTGCGTAGCGGTGTAGACACGGGCCGGGCTGCTGAAATTCACCAGCTCCGGGCCCTGCTCGCCCACGATCGCCCAGCCGGGAGAGGCGAGGCCTCCGGTGGCATATCCGGGGATGCGTGGAGCCCGCGGGAGCATGGTGCTCGAGCCCACCGCGGTGGCGACGTTGTCGAACGCCTTCTTGATGCCGGAGTTCCAGACGTTGTCGATGACCCAGTTGATGGGCTTGGCGAAGAACCCCTTGACCTTCTCCCAGGCCTTCTTGATCGCCTCGGCGCCCTTGCGGATCCCCTCGGGGAGGGTGTCCCGCACGAACTTCTGGAAATTCTCGAGGATCGGCTTGATGCCGGAGTCCCACACCGTGGAGATGGCGGTCTTGATGCCGTCCCAGACCGGTTTCACGACCGAATCACGCAGCCATGTGAACGCGTCGGCGAACCCGCCCCGGATGAAGGTCACGGCCGCGTCCAGGGCGGCCTTCGCCCCATCCCACGCCGTGGAGATGGCGGTCTTGATGCCGTCCCAGACCGGGCGCACGAGTGAATCTCGCAGCCAGGTGAACGCGTTCGCGAACCCACCCCGGATGAAGGTCACGGCTGCGTCCAGGGTGGCCTTCGCTCCATCCCACGCCGTGGTGATCGCTGTCCTGATCCCCTCCCAGACCGGCTTCACGACTGAATCTCGCAGCCAGGTGAAGGCCGAGGAGAGGGCGCCTCGGATGAACCCGACCAGTGAGTCCCAGACGGCGCGGACGGCGGACCACGCCGTGGATATGGCCGTGCTGATCGCGTTCCAGACCGGGAGTACGACCGAGTCCCGCAGCCAGGTGAAGGCGGGGCCGAGGACCTGCCGGAGTGTGGCGACGACCGCGGTGAAGATCCCGGAGATGGCCGCCCAGGCAGTCTGCACGACGGCCACGATCCCGTTCCAGGCCGGGACGACCCACGTCTGCCACAGCTCAAGGAAGGCCGGGGCGAGCACGTTGCGGACAACCGCGACGAGGAGGTCGAAGATCGCCTTCAGCACGCCCCAGGAGAACTGCACCACACCGGAGATCCCGTTCCAGGCAGGAGCGAACACGTTCTGCCACAGCCAGGTGAACACGGGCGCGAGGTAGGTCTGCACGACGCTGACCAGAGACGTCCAGATCCCCTGCAAGATCGCGGCCGCCGTCTGCACGGCGGCCACGATCCCGTTCCACACGGGGATGAAGACAGCGTCGCGCAGCCAGGTGAAGACGGGCGCGAGATAGGTCTGCAGGGACCCGACCAGGGACGTCCAGATGCCCTGCAGGACCGTGCCAGCGGTCTGCACCGTGGCGACGATCCCGTTCCAGACCGGGACGAAGACAGCGTCGCGCAGCCACGTCAGGACGGGGCCGAACCCGGTCTGCACGAAGCCGACGATGCCATTCCAGATCGTGGAGATGAGGCCCGCGGCGGCCTGCACCGCGGCCACGATCCCGTTCCACACCGGGACGAACACGCCCTGCCACAGCCACACCATGGCTGGGGCGAGCACATCACGCATGAACCCCCACAGGGCCGTCAGCACGGGGAGGATGTAGCTGTTCCAGGCACCGGCAATCGCGGCGACGATCCCGTTCCAGGCCGGCACCACAGCGCCCTGCCAGAAGTTGATGAACGCGGGAACGAGGGTGCCGGTGATCCAAGCGCCGATCGCGGCGAAGATCGGCTGCATCCACTCCCAGGCGGCCGCCGCGGCGACCTTGATCCCGTTCCAGGCACCATCCACGATGATGCGGAACCACTCGAAGTTCTGGTATGCGTACACAGCAGCCGCCACCAGCCCGGCGAGCGCGGCGATGACCAGGCCTACCGGGTTCGCTTTAAGCACATCCCACAGCGTCTTGAAAGTTCCTGCCGCGAGTTCAGTCACCCCCAGCACGGTGTTCTTCACGCCGACGTAGGCTGCGAAGGCGGCCACTACGGAGCCGATGGCAACAGCCAGGGGGGTGAGCCAGGCCGAGTTCTGCTGGACCCATTGGCCAAAGGACTGCATGGCTGGGATGACCTGGGTGAGCAGGAAGTCCGCGAATGCAGCCAGGGCGGCGCCGAGGTGTTCACCGATGACCTTGCCCATCTCCTCCACGGGGCCCATCCATTCGATGAAGCCGCGGAAGAAGGTGGAGACCTGCGGGTAGACGCCGGTCAGGAGATTGGCTCCGAAACGGCCGATGGCGGCCATGGAGTTGGCGAAGGCGCCCTGCAGGGTCTCACCGGACTTCTGCGCCGCACCGCCCATGCCGTTCTCCATGGCGCGGCGGAAGGTGTCGAAGTCGATCTTGCCCTCGGAGGCCATCTTGGAGGCTTCCTCTGCGGTGACGCCGAGCTCGTCGGCGACGAGCTGAAGGGCGGGGACTCCGGCGTCGTGGAGCTGGTTGATGGAGTCCATCTGGAGCTTGTTGCTGGCAGCGACCTTGTTGAAGATGGCGCCCATGGACCCCATGTCGGTGCCGGCGATGGTGGCTGCGTCACCGACCAGGGTGAGGACCTTCTCGAGCTCGTCACCAGGCTGGATGCCTGCGGCGACGGCGGAGGCCGCGACGGTGGCGGCCTCGTCGAGTCCGAAGGCTGTCCCCTTCACTGCGCTGGTCGCGTTCTGCATGATCTGCTCGACGGTCTTGGCATCGTGACCGAGGCCGGTGAGCTTGGCCTGCGCGTTCTCGATGGCCGTGAGGCGACCGAAGCCCTTGGTGAGGGCGGTGCCGAGGACGGCGCCGGCACCGGCGATGGTGGCGGCGCCGGCGATCTTGAGGCCCTTTGCGATGCGGCTGGCCATCTTTCCGCCGGGGGAGGCGGGACCGGACTGCGGGGTGGCCTTGTCCACCATCTGCCCCAGCTCCGACTGGAAGTCCTTGAAGGAGGGGCGGACCAGGACTTCGGCGACACCGACGACGGGCATGCGATCCCCCTTTCCGGTGGGACTAGGGCAGATGGTGGTCAGAACCCGAATCGGGAGAGAATCGCGGCGGCGTCGCGTTCGTTCTGACGGTCGAGGGCCGCCTGGATCTGTGTTCGTGGCGGCGGGACCGGTTTGATCGGCTTCGGCGTCTTTCCGGAGGCGATCGCGGCCTGCTCGGAGCGGAGCAGTCGGAGCTCACTGGTCAGTCCAGCGAGCAGTTCGGCTACCAGCCCGTGCTCGGAGACAGCCGGTGACCATGGCTCGGGGGGCATCTCCTGCTGGGCATCCACCAGGGCATCCACGAAGTCCTCGTCGTTGAGCTGTGCCTCTCGAAGCCGGCAGTCGCGCGGGAGCATATCGATCAGATCGAGCAGCCCCTGCCAGCGGCCGGCAGCGACCCAGGCCGCGAGGTCCACGCCGTAGACCCTGAGAAGATCAGCGCGGATCTCGCGGCCCCAGCGGTCGATCAGCCCCGAGAGGCGGAGCCTTCCCCCTGCGGCCCGTAGGTGGACTCGAAGTACGCCATGGCGGCCTGCACGATCTGGGTCAGATCACGGAACGTCAGCCCTTGGGAGAACAGGAGGTCGCCGTCCTCCTCGGAGAGCCACATGCGCAGCGCACGGGTCGGGCGGAGGTTGCCGGTCTGGATGCCCCAGAACAGTTCCTCGGCTTCCTCCGCGTCGCGGGCGAACGGGTCCGGGAACGTGACGATCCTGCTGTCGTCCAGGGCGAGCTGGAACGGCTCGACCTCCTGGCGGCCCTCCTTGCGGAGCTTGGCCAGGGAGGCGTGGACCTGCGGGGAGTCGGTCTTCTTGGTTGACATGCGGGTGCCTTTCGTTGTCGTGGTCAGTCGGTCTTCTGGGCCGGCTTGGGGGCCGGCTTCTTCATGGACGCCTTCGGCGTGAAGCCGGAGGCCTTGAGGCGGGTCTTCTCGGCCGGGAGCGAGGTCGTGACCTCGTGCCCGTCCTTGACGAAGGTCTCCGCGGTGCGCTTAGACATGGCTGCTCCTTGCACGGGTGCCCGGGGAGGAAAGACCCGTGGCCGGCCACCGGCACCCAGAGAGGCGACCGGCCACGGGGGTCATCAGGGCGCTCAGCCCTCGGCGTCGGCGTAGCCGAGCACGTCCTTGTAGCGCAGCGCGCCGGTGCCACCCATGTAGTGGCGCACCGGGGTACCCAGCTCGTCGTCGGAGTACACGTTGAGGGTGATCTCCGTGGCCACCGCACCCTCCTGACCCCAGGAGTTGCCACCGCCGGCAGTCAGGGACACGGTGCCGTACCCCTTGCCGAGCACCCATTCCTCGTCGGCCGGGCCGTCCTGGCCCAGCACGAGCAGCCGGTACTCGCGGTTGGCCGGCATGTCCGGCTCGTCGAAGACGACCTCGCCGGTGTTCGGGTCCATGGTGGCGGTGGACAGGTCGGTGCCGTAGATCAGCTCCTGCACGTGCTTGCGGCCGGACTCGATCAGGGTGGTCGTGATCGAGCGCGGCACGCGGGTGATGTCCGTGCGGACCGGGGAGGCGTAGCCGAGGCCATCGATGTCCTCGGTCTCCACGTCACGACCGAACGTGTAGCCGTCCGGGGTCACGATGCCCAGCGGCAGCCACCCCGCCGCATGGAGGTCCTGGAGCTGTCCGGGCCCGGTGAACAGGCTCTCGGGCAGCTCCACGTCTCGCGGCGCGATCAGCGCGACGGCCTTCTGGATCTTGCGGACCAGCTTGCGCTCGTCCGCCTGGTTCTGCAGCTCGGCGAATGTCGCCATGGTGGGGTCCTTCCTGGGGACGGGAAAGGCCCCACCAGGAGCGGTGAGGCCAGCGGATGTTGTTGTGGTGGGTGCCGGGTCAGAGGGGCCGGTGGATGACCTGCAGGGTCGTGGTCGCCTTCGACAGGACAGGCGACTGATAGGGGACCTCGACGGGCACCGTCCTTGGACGGACCGTGTCGAGGAATCCCTCGGGGGTGTCGATGTTCGTACCGCACACCATCCGAAGCACGGACTCGGCCACCTTCTTCGCCTTCTCCCCGCGGGGGGCGTAGACGTCCAGGGTGATCTCGTCCAGACGGTCCACGTAGCCGATGTTCCCGCCCGGGGTCTCGTAGACGACGACCTCGACGGTTGCAGGGTCCGGCTGCCCGTACTCGTCCGCGGACTGCTCATAGCGGGCTTGCACCAGCACACCGGCGTGCTCGGTCCCGTCGATCATGGCCTGCATGGCCGCCCGGGCATCGACCCACTCCAGCGCTTCGATCATCAGGATCTCCTCTCTCGTCGTTGCTGTGCCCTGCGGGCTCGGTTGAACGCCGCCTTGCCACCGGCAGGCCCCTGAGCCGCCATTGTGTTGGCGCCCAAGGCGGAGAGCAGCACACGGTTCTCTGCATCGGTGACGGACTCACCGCCGGCGGAGACCACTGCACCGGCACGTCTCTCGTGATTCCAGCCGCCGGTCACAGTGCGGGCGGATGCCGAGTAGGAGTCCTCCCCCACGGCCCTGGCACTCGAGGCGATCCTCTCGGCCGCCGCCACCACCTCGGCCTGCATCTGCGAGGACCGGCCGATGATAGTCAGCCCTTCGGTGAGCGCCTGGTAGCGCTTGGCGCCAGGGACTCTGCGGAGGCCGTTCATCCTCGGACCAGCCTGACGGCGTCTCCGAGTGGCCACTGGCCGGGGCGTCCGTCTACGAGCCAGCGGCCGGCGAGGTACTGGCCTTCGGGGATGGTGAGGACGTCTCGGTTGGCCAGGCCCAGTGGTTCCTGGCTGTAGAGGGTCGCGATGCCTTCGACGACGGCTGACTGGTCTGCGGGGTCGGAGCCGTTGCCGGGGGCGATGAGGCACTCGGGTAGTTCGCGGGTGGTGCTGGGGAGTGGGTTTCCGCGGGCGTCGGTGCCGGCGTGGTCGTGGAGGGTCGGGGTGACCTTCCAGGTGTCCGGGTAGAGCCAGCCGAGTGCGTGCTTCACCAAGCTTCACCCCTTCGCGGCATGACGGAGAAGACCTGGGAGGTGTCAGCGCGGCCGGTGGCCAGCAGCTGGCGCTCCCGCTTCTTGAGGAAGACGACGCCGTCGCGGCCCTCGAACTGGAGGGTCTGGGTGAACGGGCCGGTGCCTTGGGTGAGCTGTGTGATGCCCTCGGTGCCTTCGGCCTGCGGCTGCAGGGCTCGGCGGACGACGCGGTGCATGACGAGGGCGACGAGCTCGGGGCTGATCTTGCCGTCGTCGATGCGTTCGGGCAGGTCCGGGTAGAGGGCCAGGATCTCGAGCCAGAGCTCGTCCAGGAGCTGCTGGGCCTGTTCGTGGTCGGCGTCGTCGAGCCCCGGCCAGTGCTTCTCGAGGGTGGAGATGTCGGCCGGGGACTCCATCAGGACTTCTTCCCGGACCGGCGGGTGCGCGGGGCGGGGCCGGTGAAGTCCGGTGCCTCGGCGTCCTCGGTGTCCTGGTCCTCGGCGGCCTCGTCGTCCTGGGCGTCCTCGGTGTCCTGCTCCTCGGCGGCAGGCTTGGACTTGGTCTTGGAGGCGGGCCGCTTGCTGGTGGCCGGGGCCGGCTTCTGATCGGTCTCGGCGGTGAGGTGCTCACCGATCTGGTCCTCAGCCCACTCCGGGGGGACGGTGCCGGCCAGGAGGACCACGGGTCCGCGGGGGCCGGTGACTGCGACGTTGGCGGTCAGGTGCTTGGTCATGATGGTGCCTTCCTCGGGCGGTGGTATCTGGGGGAGGTGGACCAGGGCCCGCACCTGGTGGTGCGGGCCCTGGCCTCGGTGGCAGTCAGAGGACCTTGACCGCCATCGACTGGTTGGCGTTGGCCAGCACCGGCAGACCGATCGCGTCAGAGACGACCTCCGCGATCATCGGCGGCTGCTGGTGGCGGTAGACGCCGGCCACAATGCCCGGCTGCTCCTCCGCGGCGATCTCGAACTCCGGCTCCTGCGCGGACAGGGTGCGGCCCCAGACGGTGGCGCCGAGGGTGGTGCCCTCCGCATCGGACGGGTCCACCGGCGCCGGCAGGAACAGGACGGTGTCCTCCGGGAGCACGCGACCGGAGTAGGTCTTGCGCTCGTACACGTAGATCGGCGGCAGGCCGTTGTCCTCGAGCAGAGCGTTCGTCTGCTCGGTGGACGCGGTGCCAGTGGCGCCGATGGTGTTCACCCGGAAGTCGTCACCGGCGCGCAGCAAGCGAGCGGCACGACGACCCATGACCAGGGCGCCGGCACGCTCGTTGGCGAACTGCTCGTAGATGTCCGCCCAGTTCTCCAGCTGCTCCATGCGGCCGGTGGTGCCTGCGGACCAGAGGGTGTTCGCGGTCAGGGTCAACTCCGGGGCGCGACCGAAGTCGTCCTCGGAGACGTAGTTCGCCTGGTCGATGGTGGCCTTGCCGGTGGCCAGCACGATGCCGCGCTGACGCTCGATGCGGTCCGAGACGGCCCGGACCACACGGTCAGCGGTCCGCAGGATCTCGTTGCGCAGCTCCTCGTCGGAGGCGTTGCGCGAGCGCAGCTGCACATACTCGCTGACGGGGATGTTCTGGCCGAGGGCGGGCAGGTCGATGGTGACCTTGCGACCACGCGGGCGGGCGCCGACCTCGGGGGCGGCGTCGTAGGCGCGGAAGTTCGCCTCCGGCACCAGGCCGGAGTCGCCCTTGAAGAAGCGGGCCACGATGTCGCCGACCTGGCGGTTCGGCAGCCAGCGGGCGAGGGTGCCCTTCGAGGCCTCGTAGTTCTCTGCGGACTCGCGGACATAGCCGGTCAGCTCGGCCGGGGTGACGATGTCAGACCAGATGGCCATCAGGCATCAACTCCCTTCATGAAGGTGAAGCCGGCCGCGGTGGCCGGGGCGGTGAAGTCGCCGGGCACGTTCGCCGGCTTGATGATGCCGTGGGTCAGCACAGCCGCGGCCACATCGGTGGCGCCGGCGGGGACCTCGACGTCGAACAGGAGGAAGCCCAGGACGGCGCCCTCGGCCTCGGCGTAGGGCTTCACCGCCTTGGGGTCGGCGTAGTCCACCGGGGTGCCGGAGGGGAGGTAGCCGTTCGGGTAGTGGGTCTGGGCGGTGAAGCCAGAGACCGGCAGGTTCGCGGTCACGGCATCCTCGATGCCGTGGGTGTTCGCCAGCCAGGTCTGGTCACCGCTGCCGTAGGACGATGCGCGCAGGTTCGGCATGGTCGCTCCTTCAGGTGTTGGTCTTGCGGCGGGATCGGAACAGGTCGCGGCCAGCCTCGATGCTGGACGCGGTCGGAGGAGTCAGCCCACGCGAGCCACCGAGGCCCTCGTAGGTCGGGTCCGGCACAGACAGCCCGGCCAGCTTCTTGGCCGCGGCCTGCATCTGCTCCTCCGTCTCGCCCTGCACCAGGTCGTGCAGGTCCTTCGGGACGGAGTGCTCGGCGAGCGCCCGGTACCGCCAAAGGTCACGCTCCTGGGTGGCGGCCGTCGCGGCCTTCTCCTTGAGCGTGGTGGTCTCTGCCTCGAGCTCGGTGATGCGCTTGGTGGCGGTCTCGAGCTCTGCTGCCGTGGTCTGGTGCTGCTGCTGTGCCTCGGTGAGGGCGTCTGCGGCCGTGCGGGCACGGTCTTCGGCGTCCTTGCGGGCAGTGCGCTCGGCGTCCAGGGCCTTCTTGCCGGGTTCGCCCAGAGGCTCGTCTGAGCTGTTCTGGGTGTCCGATCGGGTGGAGCCCTCGGGTGCCGGGGGTGCGCCATCGGTGGTGCCCTCGGGGGCCTCGATGTAGCGCAGCATGGCGGAGATCACGGGGTTGAGGCGGGTGCGGTGCATTGGTGTTCCTCCTTGTGGCCAGCGTCGCGCTGGGGTCCCGGCCGCGGCATCGTGCGGCGGACGGTGGTCTTGGTGCCCGCCGGGGGCGGGTCAGTCGGTGTCCTCGTGGACGCCGTCGGTGACGGTGTCCGGGAAGAGGCGGCGGATCTCGGCGAGTACGGCGTCGGTGTCGGTCGTGCCGGCGGAGACGACGGCCGCCTCGTAGACCGCGTAGAAGGGGTCCGGGTCCCAGGGGATGTCCGAGGTGCCGTTGGCGGGGACGATCTGGCAGTTGCAGACGGGGTGGTACTTCTCGCCGTCGCGGCGCCGGTACTTGGCCGACTCCTTCGAGTTGTAGATCCACTCGGCGGAGCGGGAGGCCAGCGTCAGGCAGAAGGCGCAGGTCTTCTGTCCGCGTGGCACCCGGACCCACCCGGTGCGGTTGTTCTGCGCCGAGAACTGGATGGTGTGGCGTCCGGGCCGCTGGACCCACTCCCTGAGGTCGTTCGAGATCGCTGCGATCGCGGCCGCCTCGTCCCCGGTCCACAGCTTGCCGGCACGGTAGCGGAGCTGGCCCTCCACGATGGAGATCGCCACCGGGGGCGCCGTCGAGGCCCAGCCCATGGTGGGCAGGGACTCGAACCATCCTGCGGCGAGCGCGCCGGCCGCGGACCCGTACTGCTCGGTGAGGACGGGGACGTACCGGATGAGGGCGTCCCGGATGGTCTGGGGGTCCTGTCCGACGAGGCTCCGGTAGAGCTGGAGCAGGTCGCGCTGGGCGTCCTTCGTCAGGCGTTCGATGCCGTTCCGGTACTCGTCGAGGTCCTGGGCGGTCGCCATGGGTGCCTCCGGTCAGGTCTCGTCGGTGCGGATCGTGATCGGTTCGCCTGGGATGAAGGCGACGTCGTCGAGTCCGACTGTCTGTGCTGCGCTGCGGGCGGTGACGCCGACGCGGCGGAGCAGGCCGAGGGTGTCGGCCTTCACCCGGAGGTCGGCGGTGTTGCTGGTTCCTGTGTCAGGGGGGCGCCGTGCCGTTCTTGGCCTGGGCGAGGATCCCGGCGAGTTCGTTGGCGCCCTTGCGTCGGCGGATGGCCTCCTGCAGGCGCTGCAGCTGGGACTCGTCGAAGCCCCAGAGCTCCATGACGGTGTCCTCGGTGGCGAGGTCCGGGTAGGCGGCGATGAACTTCTGTGCCATGTCGGAGGCCGCGGCCGGGGTCACAGTGCCGGGGTTCAGGAACGCGGCGTGCGCGCCCCGGAACATGCCGTCCAGGTCTGCGGCGCTCATCTGCATCCACGGGTCGCCGAGCATGTGCGCGACGATCCGGGCGGTGCGCATGCGGGCGGACCCGTAGGATCCGAGCTCGCCCTGCACGAGGCCGACGAGGTCGGACTCCAGGATGCGGATTGCCTCGGCCGAGGGCGGGTTGTCCTGGATGATGCCGAGCTGGTTGATCGGGATCGAGGACTCCGCGGACATCTGCGAGGCGATCATCCGCATGTGTTCCAGGTGCGGCTGCTGGGAGGAGGCGGCCATCTGCTGCAGCTGAGCGCGGCGCCACTCCCCGGTCTCCTCGTCGAAGAAGTCGGGGATGCCCCACACCGAGCCGGTGGTGACCTCCAGGCCCGAGCGGACCCGCCCCTCCTTGTCCGTGAAGGCTGACTTGCGGGCGCCGAGCAGGGCGCGTTGGGGGCTGGAGAAGTGCTCCGCGGTGACCTCGGCACGGAGCATCGTGCGGACCGCCATGCCGGACAGATCCATGATCGGCCGGGTGATGCGGGAGCGGCCGAAGAGTCGGTCGAGGCTCTGGCCCCACACGTAGGGGACGCAGGCGACCATGCCGGTCGGGGTCGGCACGATCTCGGTGACCTTCAGGTCGGATCCGCGCTCGATGCGCAGCACCATCCCGTGCAGGTACAGCAGGTCTGTCTTGGAGTCGATGCACTCCAGGGCCGCGGTCACCTCCAGGGTGCGGCGGTCCACCAGAGCCGAGGCCTCCCGGGCGCTGCGGGCGGTGAGCTGCGGACCGTCCTCGGTCATCAGGACGAACACGAACGCGCACCCGTGCCGGCCGGAAGAGTCGATGGCCATCCGCTCGGCCATGCGCCCGGTCGGCGCCGTGAACACCCTGTTCACATCCTCCTCAAGCCCGGAGTCGCGGGGGATGACGATCCGGCCGGGACGGACCCGGCGGGTCGCGGCGGTGACAGCCTTCTCCGGCCAGCCGATCGCGGCCGCGAACTCCATCATGGACTCCGGGACGGAGAACCCGACCTCACGCAGCCGCTCCTTCGCTGCGAACAGGTTGTCGCGCAGCTTGTTGCGGGGCTCGGCCTTGCGGATCTGTGCACGCAGACGGTGGTAGGTGTCCGCGTGAGCTCCCGCCAGGATGGTTGCCACCACAGATCACCTCCGTTCGGTTAGAAGTAGCCGTGCTCCGAGCCGTCGTCGGTGCTGTTCGTGCGCGGCCGGCGTGCGAACTTGATGCCGCCGAAGTGGGCGCAGACCGCCGAGATCACCGGGGCCAGGTCCACGTCCAGGGACTGGCGCGCGATCTTCCACGCCCCGCCCTTGCCCATCGGCTCCTTCACCGCGCCAAGAGCCGAGAGCGTCAGCTGGGTCTGCCCGTAGTGGGACATCTCCCCGTCCCGGACAGCGTCAGCGAACGCCATGCAGGCCTGCCCCCACTCCGATGAGTCCAGGACACGGACGAGCATCTTTCGCTGCTTCAGCCGGGCCTCCATCGAACGGGCCGGGCTGAACGCGTCGAGCACCACCGGCACCCGCCGGCGAGCGCGCTTGCGGATCCAGTCGGCGAGGTGGTCTGAGCCGGCCTCTCCGAAGGGGGCGTCGGCGGCGACCTCGATGTGGAGGCCGAAGGTGGCCCAGTAGGCCATGGTGATGGTGACCTTGGTCCGTTCGGGGTTCATGTCCAGGCCGATGGCGGCCAGCTTCATGGCGCTGGTGTCGCCGTCGATCTGTCGTTCGTCCCAGGTGCCCTGCGCGATCAGCCGTTCGTTGCGGGCCTTGGGCTTGGGGAACATGTTGAAGCGCTCACGGCAGATCGTGCGCGGAGCCCAGCGTTCGAGCTCGCCTTCCCAGGCGTCCTCGGTGAAGCGGTGCGGGAAGGCCGGGTTGGCGGCCAGCAGGTTGTGCCGGTCGCGGGCGAAGGCCTCGAGCTCCTCGGTGGTCATCGTGTCCGGGTCGCCGGCCACGGACCACTCGATCCACGCGGTCTTCTTCGTCTGCCCGGTGACGACGGCGTCGCGGACCTTCACGAACGGCTCTCCGCGCTCCCCCACGTCCTTGGGCGGGGTGCCGAGGTAGATCGTCACGGGGTGCCCGGACGGGGATGCGGAGATGGCCGGCTCGGCGGCCTCCTGGTGCTGGACCTCGTACTCCTGGGCCTCGTCCACGACGAGCACGTCGAAGGACTCGCCTCGGATGCTGTTCGAGGAGCGGGCGGCGATCTCCAGGACCCCGCCGTTGTTCAGGACGATGGCCTGCTCGCCGTTGGTCTTGCGGATCTCCTTCACGAGCGCGTTCAGCTCGGGGAACGAGGCGCGCGGGTCCTCGGCTTCGGCGCCGAAGAACTTCAGCATGCGCTTGAAGTGGGCTTGCGCGGTCTTCAGCTTCTGCGCGGTGTGCGCGATACGCAGCCCGAGCACCGCCATGGCGTACAGCTCGAAGCCCTCCAGGGCTCCGTTCTTGCCGTTCTGGCGGGCCACCGACACGCCCCACGTGGACGCCGCCCACGCGGGCTGCTGCCAGGTGCTGTCGGGGCGACAGGGCATCCAGCAGCGCAGGACGTCTTCCTGCCAGTCATCGAGGACGTGCCCGTACCCGGCGGAGAGCGCGATCGCTCCGTCCGCGTGGGTCATGTCAGGCTCGTCTAGGTGCGGCTGGATCCGGAAGCGCGGTTCGGCCGTGGCCGTCATCTGCACCTCCTGGACCCGTTCAGCCGCGGGCGGCGCGGACAGCCTCCAGTGGCGTGACGTTCGCGGCGCGGCCGGTAGGTGCCGTCTGGGTCTGCGAGCTGGTCAGAGCCAGGAGCTTGGCGGTCAGGGCCGCGAAGTTCGCCTGCTGCCCGCGAGCTTCTGCGAGGACGGCCTGGAACTTCACCTCCACCACGAAGGGCTCACCGGACTCGTCCGGCTCCGAGGGCAGCTCCTTGAGCCGGAACTGCATGAGCTCGAGCACACCCTTGCCCTGGATGATCCGGTCGAGTTCGTCCAGCCGGTCCGCGGCGCGGGCCGCTTCCAGGGCGAGCGCGTTCACCGTGGCGTCCTGGCCGGCGTGCTGCCGGTAGATGCTCAGGCCACGCTCTGCGAGGCCGGTGACGTCGTCCATGCGGCCTCCTGTCTGGTCGAGGCGATCGCCACGTCCAACGGGGTGGCGCGCCGCACCTCGGCGGGCAGTGTGTAGGGCATCCCGGTCATGGCGATGTACCGGCCGGTCGTGTACCGCTCGATCCGGCCTCCGCTGACCTTGCGGACCGAGCCGCGGCCGGGTGGCGCCGAGACGAAGACGTGCAGGCCGCGCCCGGACTGGCTGACCTCGACGTACAGGACCGGCTCGGAGATCTCGGCGAGCGCGGTTCGGGCCCAGCCGGTGAGCTGGCCGCGGTGGAGCGCATCGTCGAGGTCGTAGCATCCGACTCCGTCTCCGAGGACGAATCCTCTGCCGGCGCCGTGGCTTGCCGTGTGGACGTCGGCGTGGCTGGACCAGGTGGCCGGACGGGTGGATGAGGCCAGGCCGCCGTGCACGGTGAGCGGGACCTTGGCGTGTGAGGCGCCGCGGAGCCGGAGTGCCCAGCGGACCCACCGGCGCGCGGCGGTCATCCGCGGCGGCACGGGCGTGCGCCGGCGGGCCCGGGCCGCACGGTTGCGGCAGGTGGAGGAGCAGGTGCGTGCGTCAGCGCGGCGGGTCGTCAGCGACGCTCCGCAGCTGAGGCATGCACGGATCTTCATGCCCACCATTCTACCCGAGATGCGACACATATTCCGCATAATTCCGCCATTTTCGGGCGGTTGTCGAAGTGCTCCGGCCACTCCCGTCGGGCCGGTTTCTCGGGGCCTGCCGTCAAGACGTGCGGCTGGACGCGGCCAGTGCCGCGCCTGGCGGCCGGGGAAGCCCTCGGAGTCAGTTCGGCGCCCTGTCCCCCACGAGGCGCCGGGGCGGCCGTGTCCCGGCGGCGCCATTTTGGGGAGGGAGCGGGGGGAGATTTTCGCTATGCGCGGGTGGGGCGAGCCCGGCGGGGTGGGGAGGGGGTCCACCCCGGGGCTCAGAACCAGCGGCGGCGGGGCAGCGGCCAGTGGGTGCGGCCGCGGCAGTAGTCCGACCGGTAGCACGAGCGGCCGCCGCCAGCGAGGACAGGCAGACCGAAGCGGTGGAAGCCCAGACGGCAGAGCATGTCGTTGACCAGAGAGCGCAGCACGTTCGACTCCTCTCGTGGTCAGTGGACTCGGCTGACCTTCAGCGGGGCGATCAGCTGGACGGTCCGAGGCTTCGGCGCGTCTCGGTCTCCGCGGGACTGGTTGCAGGTCCGGCACAGGATGCGTGCGTTCTCCGGCCCGTCCGTCCCGCCCTTGCTGTGCGGGATGATGTGGTCCACCTCGGCCGAGTCGGGCAGGCGCCCAACGTCCCACCTCAGCAGGCGGCCACAGGCCGGACAGTTCTCCATGCCATCTCGTTGCGCCTCACGCCGGATGTAGCGGACCGTTGCCTTCCACCTCGCGGTGCCCGTCCGGCTCGTCGCCATGCGCACCTCCTGGCAGAGCCCCGGTTGTTCTAGTCTCAGGGCATGGCACTCAAGGACATGCTCAAGCTCAACCCGTCGAAGACTCCCGTTCAGGTCTACTCTGGCAACGGCGTCTACACCCTGTACAAGGACCGCACCGTACGGAAGCAGCTCGGAGATAACCCCGGGCGCTACAGCGTGGACGAGATCACGATCGAACTGGAGGACGGCTCCGATCTTCAGGAGCGCGTGACCCTCGGTCGCGTCGTGATGGTCGGCGTGTTCGCCCCACTCATCAAGAAGAAGTCGGGCGGAGAGAAGTGGATGCTCATCGAGGGCGAGGACTTCTCCTGGCTTGAAGAAGTACCGCGCAAGAAGCAGCAGGACGCCGTGCGGTTCGTCCAGGCTGTGAAGAAGGCGCAGCGCGAAGGCGCGCAGTCCTGACGGAACGCCGAAGGCCCGGCCCCTCGCGGGGTCGGGCCTTCTGGTTCTGGACGCACTTATCCCAAGTGGCCCCAGAGTAGCACGTCGATTTACGCGCCGAACAGGTGCAGGGCCGTGGGCGTGGCGCCCACCTGTTCGGCGAGGTCCGCAACCTCCGGCCCGGACCACACAGCGCCGCATTCCCCGCATCGGCCCCTCGGGGTCTCGGCCAGGGTGACGGACAGGGCCGGCACGTCCACCAGCTCACCCGCGTCATCGAACGTCGGAGTGGTCGCCTCCCCGCATGCCGGGCACGCGATGCCCCGCAACGGCACGACCTTCGGCGGATCGAACAGCCGTTCGATCCCGGCCACCCACTCCGAGTAGGCCCGGGTCGCCTCGTCCTCGATGCCCGCGGCCTCCGCATGATCTGCCACGAACCGCACCCGCTCGATCAGCGTGTACCCGCCGATGCCCGGACGACGAGGCGGCGCTCCCCGGTAGGAACGGGCTAGCCAGTACAGCCGTGCGGTGTCCTCCTCGATCCGGCAAAGCATGTCCAGCACCGCCAAGGCCACGGGCGCACCGGACCCCACCGATCGGGACGAGCCAGCCGAACGCTCACCAGAGGGCCGGACCTCCTCCTGCAGCTCCTCCAGCAGTGGCCGCGCCTGGACCAGCACTGGGCCGGCCGACGTCTTCACCATCACCGGCGTCACCACGGTGAGCCGGTCCGCGAGTCTCCTGAGATCCGTCATGCCAGCTCCTTGCTGATCGTCCCGTCGAACCAGTCCAGCGGACGCCAGATCCCGGCATCCTGACCGGCCGCACCCAGAGCCCCGAGCCACGCGAGTTGACGCTCCGAGCCCCTGCCCTTCATCGTCTTCAGCTCCCGCCACAGCACCCGCCGGCCACGGACCAACACCAGGTCCGGGAAGCCCGCAGCCGAGCGGCGCGAGTCGTAGGTGTGGTAGACCAGCCACCCGCACGAACGGGCCAGCCTCTCCACCTGGTACTGCAGGTCCTTCTCCCGCATCTGCCCCGCCATCATCCGGTGGTACTCCTCAGCGAACACCCCGCTCACCTCCTCGTCCTCTGCCTCTCCTGCCCCGTCTTCTTCTCCGCCGCCTTCCCGACGACGGCCCCTCACCAGGCGCGCTCCCGTCCTGGCCCTGCCAGGCCCGTTCCCGACCCGTTCCCGGCCCCGCCTGTCCCGGCCCGGCCCGCCCAGGCACAGCCCTACCCGGACCTGACCCGTCCCGACCCGTCCCGGTGGATCCAGATCCTTCAGCCCTCACATCTAGATGTGCGGGTTGATTCTCGGGTTGATCCGCTGGCGGAGCGTCGAGCTCCATCTCCTCGAGGTCCCTGGCGAAGACCTGCCCTGACGTGCTGGTCGCTGCTGCGGTCGCGGCGGGACGGCCGGCGTCTCGCGCCGTGGTGTCGCGCTGGCGCTCCTGCCCGGCGGTGTCGCGCTCCTCCTGCTGGGGTGCTGCGGTCGCGGGGGCGGTGCTGCCTGCGGCGGTGGCCACGGGTGCGGTGGACGTCGGCTCCGGTGCGGTGTCGCGCTGCGGTGCCTGCTTGGCGGCGGTCGGCTGGCCTGCGGCTGCGGGTGTCGCGCCGTGCTGGGCCAGGAACGCCAGGGTGTCCGCGCCGTAGAGCGGGTGCTCCGGCGGCGGCATGAGGGTCCGGTCGAACTTCACGTTCTCGTCCTGCCTGGCACCGTTGCAGGTGCGGCAGGCGATCACGAGGTCCTCGGGTCCGGCTGCACCCTTGCCGGGGTGCAGGTGGTCGTAGGTGGCGCCGCGGCCGGACTTGCGGTCGCGCCAGGCGACGGACTTGCCGCACCAGCGGCAGCCGTCGCCGTCGCGGAGCCGGACGGGCACGGTGAGGTCGGTGTTCGCCACATCGGCCCGGCGCTGGGTCTCCCAGGCCCGCTCGGCCTTCAGGATCATGTGGAAGAGGTCCTTCTCCTGCACGAGCTCGAATGCCGCCTGCTCGTGGCCCTGCGCGTCCTGGATCGTCACCTGCTTCCAGTAGCCGGCGCTGGCGGCGGCGTCCGCGAGCACGCGGAGCCGCTCGGCGCCGCCGGCGAGGGTGCGGGCGGTGCCGAGGGTGATGACGTAGTCCTTCTCGTGCTGGGCGGACATGACCGCGCAGCGTGCGATGAAGCCGAACAGCTCGTTCACGATCCGGTCATCCGCCTCGAAGGAGTCCAGGGGCGCCAGCGCGATCGGGTGAGTCGCGGCGGCGTCCGAGACCTTCAGCCAGGGCATCTGGGGCTCCTTCCTGTGGTCGGTGGGCGGGCGGTGGTGAATCCGATGCGGTGTCGGAGGTCGGTCTCGTCGAAGAGCTGGTCCTGCGTACGGGGGTGGTCCGCGTGGAGGCCGGGCCTGTGATGGTCCGGGGCGTCGGCGAGCGCGGTGCTGTTCCCCTCATCGACGTACGGGGGCTCGTCGTCCTCTGCGGCGCGGGCCTTCGCGTCAGCCTCGAGCCAGGCGCAGACGGCGTTGTAGAGGCGCTTCATGGTCGTGGCTCCTAGTGGGTGTCGAGCAGCGCCCAAAGGCGGTCGGCGGTGTAGTCGATGGCGTTGGCACGGGTGAGGTGTGCGGGGTTGCCGGTGGTCCGCCAGTTCGCCAGCTGCTGTCCCGCGATGATCTTGAGCTCGACGGTCAGGGCTTCGACGGCCTCGATCTGTCGGGTGAGGATTGGGGCGGCGTTCTCGAGGATGGCGCGGGCGCGGTCGATCTCGGCCCAGTCGCAGGCGGTGGCATCGGTGACGAACTGGTGCGCTCCGAGCACCAGGCGGGTGAGGTCACTCACTGGTGGGCCTCCTTGTCGAGGTGGGGGCAGGGGGTGGGCTCTGGCGGGGTCGCGCCAGTCTTGAGCAGGCGGGCCTCGGCCTGGCGGATGGTCTCGCCCAGCTCGCGGCACCGGTACACGTAGTCCTCCCAGGTTTCGCCGTCGAGGATCGGGGGAAGTTCTGGCATGGGGCGGGTCACGGGGTCACCGCCTCGTAGGTGGCGGCGAAAATGTCCGGGTCGCAGGGGTAGAACTCGCCCTGCACGCCGCGGATGATCCAGTGCCCGTAGGGGGCGCGCATGTCGCCTTCCAGGGTGCGGATCATGAGGTCGCCGTTCGCGGGGTCGATCCAGATACCCTTGTCCGGGGTGGAGTCGTCGGCGGGGGCCTGGTCCGGGTAGCGCAGCGTCTCGGGCTTAAGTGCGTTGCCGACCAGCATCGGGTAGCGGTTCGCCTCCATCCAGCGCACGACGTCGTGATATTCGGCCGTGGTGCCGGTGAGGCGCATCGCCTCAATGACGAGGGGCTTCTTGCGGTAGCGGCGGGGAACGGTCGTGGGGTCGGGGCGGAGCCTGCCCTGCGCCTTGAGGTCGCGGGGCGCGCGGCGGGACAGGCCCGTGCGGACGGTGGGGGTCATTGCGTGGTCCTTCATTCGAGGTCGTCCATGATCAGGGTGAGCGTGATGGCGGCGAGGGGGAGCACGTGGCCGGTGCCGGTGAGGTGGGCGAGGAGAGCGCTGAGCACGAGGGTGACCGCGAGGGTTGCCGCGATGATGCGGGTGCTGTTGCTCATTCGGTCCCCTACGCTGGGCCGGCGAGCGTGAAGTCGTCCTTCGTGGCGCACACAGCGATCCTCATGGCCTGTTGGACCTTGGCCAGCATGTCGTCGAAGCGGCGCTGGTCGGCGATGACGCTGATGGCGTGGGCGTGTGAGCGGACGTGGAGAACACGGATGCCGCCGTGGTCGGGGATGATGGCAATCCGCCAGGGCATGGCCCCGTACAGGGTCTTGCTCTCCTTCCAGATGCGGTATCGAGTCACGGAGTGGTCCTTCCTTCGAGGCCGTCCTCGATGATCCCGGTGAGCGTGGTCAGTTCGAGGGCGAGCCATCGGCGGGTGCCAGGGTTGATGTTCATGCCGTCGAGGTTCTCGGCGGCTTGGTCGATCCGGGCCAGCAGGTGCCAGAGGGTCGCGTGGAGCGTCTGCTCCACCTCGAGCACCTCCTCCCTCGCCCCCTCGGCCACGGCGAGCGCGAGGGCTCTGACGTTGGGGGTGTGGGAGTCGAAGGCGGGGACGATGCAGCGGGCGCCGGCGCGGCGCCGTGCTGCGGTGTCCCAGAGGCGGCGGACCTGGGCCATGGAGAGCTGGTCGGCGGCGTTGGCGTGGAGGTCTTCCAGGGCGGCGCGGGCCTTGTGGGTGAGTCTCATGCGGGGGTCTCCTGGTTGGGGAGGTCGTCCACGGTGACGACGGGGGTCTCGCGGAGGTCGATGCCGCAGTACGGGCAGTCGGGGTCTCCGTCCTCGGTGAGGGCGAAGATACGGGCGAAGCCAGCGAGGGCGGCCGCGCGGACCTCGCAGACGGCGCAGCCGCTGCAGACGGCGGTCACGTCGGAGATGCAGACGCCCTGCTCGAGGCCCTGGTGGGGTCTGGCGACGAGGACGGTTGCGGGAGCGCCGCAGGTGCGTTCGCGGCGGGCGCCCCACCAGGTGCGGCGGATGACGGTGTGTTCGCAGTGCATCAGAGGGCCTTTCTCGCGGCGTGGTTGAGGCGGCAGGTGCGGCAGATGCGGTCCTGTCGGCCGATGGGGCAGCGGGGCCGCCGGCACTCGGTGCAGGTGCCGGTGGTCTCCCCGCCGGCGGCGAGCGCCCCGTTCGGGTCCTTCTGGACGGTGCCGGCGCGGGAGGCGCTGGGTTTCTGGGCCGGCTTCACGACGACGGGCACCTCCGCCTCGTCGTCCGTCACCTCGGGGTCCTTGCCGATGGGCCAGCAGGCGTAGGTCTTGAAGGTCCCGTCCGGTTGCAGACGTGAGGTGGCCTCGAAGCCCTGCTTCTTCCACCAGGTGGTGTTCGCGCTCTTCCCCCGGTGAACGACGGCTGAGCGGCCCGGGTGCTCCTTCAGGGCGGCCATCACGGCGTCGTACTTGCCCGGCCGCTCGACACGCCGGGTACGCTCCGGTGGCTCTTCCCACTGGATCTCTGTGCTCATGCTGCGGTCCTCTCCCCCGGGTCCGGGGTGGTGGTCGTGGTGGTGGCCGGCCGGCGGACGGCCCGCGGCGCCCAGCCCAGGTCGCGGGCCTCGGGCAGGCAGTCGTCGCAGTACGCGGTCTTCTTTGTGGACTTGCAGGACGACTCGATCCCGCACCGGCCGCACACGAAGCGCTCCCGCGTCCTCGTACGGGTCCGGCCCGGGGCCGTCGCCTTGATCGGCTCGTGGTAGCGCATCGGGCTCAGAGCTCCACCGAGTTCGGGTCCAGGCGAGAGCCCGTCCAGGACACGTCAATCTGCGCCTGGATGTTCGGGTGCTGGTCGTGGAAGACCTTCACCGCCGGCATCTCCTCCGCCCGCAGGCGCAGCGCGTTCATCGCCTCGAAGATCCGCTCCTTCGCCTCGGCCTTCAGCTCGGCCACCGAGCAGGTCTGGTCCTCGATCGGCCAGCGCACGATGAACCGGCCATGGGCTCTCGTCACCGTGCTCATGCGTTGCTCTCCTCGGCGTAGGCCAGAGCCGCCTTCTCCGGGTCCGTCAGGTCCCAGCCCAGCTGCTCACGCAGACGGAACCAGCGGTCCACTGGGGATGACTGGCTTCCCTCACAGATTTCGTCCCAGTACCACAGGCGATCCAGCGGACGCCGGACACGGGCCAGCAGGTCCACCACCGCCACCTCGACCAGCGACCGGCCGGCCAACGCGGCCGAGAACGCCTCCCGCCGCTCGGATACGGTGGCGGCGCGAGGCATCTCGATACCGAGGATGTCCGCGGCGCGGAAGGGCAGCTCCCAATCCGGGTTTTCGCCAAGGCGGGAGGCAAGGTGGCGGGCCGCGACACGAGTGACCCGCTCGTCGCCACGCTTGGCCGCCGGCAGGACGGTCTCCCGGATCCAGGCGAGCTCCACGGCGTCCAGGCCTGCCAGGTCCGCCGTGAGTGCGTCCTCCCGGGCCTGTGCCTCAGCCGCAGCACGGGCGAGCTCGGCGTCCTCCTGCTCGTCCCGCACCGGCTTGCGGACGATGTACCGGACCCCGGCCTCGAAGCGGGAATCCAGGACCGCACGGGCGCCGACCGCGGCCGCCTCCTCCGGGGTCTCGACCATCGCGGTCTCCCACTCCCGGGCGGCGTACGCCTTGCCGGCGTCCGGGTCCTCGTCCAGGACCTCCACGCCGGCGGCGCCGAGCTCGACGCGCAGCGCGGGGACGCGGGCACGCCAGTCGCGGGTCTTCTTCGCCCGGGCCACGTGCCAGCCCCAGTTCGTCTCGTGCGTGCCGAGCATCTGCACGAGCTCGTCCTCTTCCGGCTCCCCAGCGAACTCCGCCAGGGCCATCGCCCGTTCGAGCGAAACCTGACCGGCCGCCAACTTCTGGCGGGCCTCATCACCGAGACGGGTGAGCTTCACCCGATCCCGCACCTTCCGCTGAGACACACCGGTCTCCGTGGCCACGCGCTTGGCGTCCCAGCCCTCGAACTGCATCAGGGTCTGGAAGGCGTTGGCCTCCTCCACCACGGTCAGGTCCTTGCGGTGCCCGTTCTCCTGCACCATCGCCGCGACCTGCAGGTCATCGGTGAGCAGGTCGTGCCGGACACACACCGGTACCTGATCGAGGCCGGCGATCACCGTGTAGTCGCCCTCCAGAGTCGGGCTCGGGGCCACAACGAGGGCCTGCAGGATCCCGTTGCGCTTCACCGACGCAACCAGCTCGTCTGACGGGACGACCTCGGTGCGAATGCTCTTCGGATGCGGTCTCAGCTGCTCCACCCGCATCCGCTCGTATGTAGCCGCCAACATGGCCGCACCCTTGCCCTTCTTCGCTGTCATCGACGTGCTCCTGACTCTCTGGCCTGCGCCTGCGCAGGCTGCTCCCGGTCCACGACCGGGCCGAACTCGAACGTCGTCCCAACACCACCGGTGAGGGAGACGTAGACGGTCCCGCGGCACTCCTGCCACCGGCCCCTGACCTCCACCACGCGGGCCTTCGCGTGAGGCCACTTCCACCGGGCCGCCGTGGCGACAGCGCGGCGGAGCTCGTCCCGGTCTCGGTAGGAGACCCTCGGTGTGGAGGACGGGCTCATCGGCTCATGCCGGCCACCGACCGGCCGGAACCAGATCCCGTGTTCCCTGCGCGGCTCCGCCATCAGCCATCACTCCCACCACCGCGGCGGGTGCGGGTCACACGGTGGGACCGCTCGCGCCGCTGCTCCCACCGCCAGAGGACCACCTCGGCGGCGGCGACCAGGACGATCGCCGTGGCGCCCAGGACCACCACCACGCCGCAGATCGCGGTGGCCAGCACCGGCCCGGCGATCACGGGCGCACCCGCTCACGCTTGGCCGCGAGGACCCGCGCACGACGCAGAGCCGCGCGCCTCGGGGTCTTCCGGCGGGTAGGGCGTCGGCACGCCAGGTGCCGGTCCAGGGTCTGCATCAGCTCCACGGACCCGGCCTTGCCGTGGGCGAAGCGCTCACGGTGGCCGCATGCCTGGCAGGCCAGGGCTACACCGGGGCCGGACTCGTTCGGGGCGAGAGCTACCATCACGGGGTTGCTCATGACGGTCACCGGATCACCCCCAGGCTCATGGCCGGGACGGAGGTGGCGCCGACGAGCAGATCGCCGAGGGTCTGCGCCACGGCGTGGCTGGCCAGATACAGGCCGAGGAGCACGACGGCGGCCAGCAGGAACGCCAGCAGGCGCACGGCCACCTGGACGCGGGCCTGCAGCGTCCCGTCCGCGGGGAACAGCCAGGACACCTCACGCTCGGTCATCCCGAGCTCGTCCACCAGAGCGATCTGACGGGCCGTCATCGGGCCTCACCGCCCTCGGTCTCCTCGGCCAGCGCGGCGCGCAGTCCAGCGGCGGTCTCGGCGATCAGGTCACCGATGTCCAGGATCGTGATGTGCGGGGCGGGCCAGCGCATGTCCGCGGCCGGCCCGCCCCGCGGGACGGAGATAGCGACGGAGATCACGGCCGCGCCTTCCCCGCCCATTCCCTCGCTCGTAGGCTCAGGGGTGCCAACACCCACACCGGCCGCCGGCGCGCTTTCCCTCACGCCACGGCCACACCCCGAGGAGGAACCTCCATGACCATCTCCGTCACCGCGAACGGCACACCTGTTATGCCCGCGCTCGACCCCAACGAGTCCTTCCCCGAGGCGTTCGCACTCAACGTCGCTGTTGCGGAGGTCCTCATCGAACGGTCCGCGGCAGGCCTCGGGACCCGCGTCACCTACAAAGGTGCCGGAGGCGTCATGGACACCTTCGTCCCCAGCGGCGCCGTCGTGCAGCTGATCACCAACAGTGAGATCGTCTCCGCTCCGTCCGAGGAGTTCCTCGACATGGTCGCGGACCTGCGCACCATCTATGCGAAAGCTGCCAAGTCTGGGGACCAGATCGACCTCGATATGACCGAAGCCTGAGTCCTGCGCCGGACTCTCGACGGCCGGGGCGCAGGCGCGGATCGCGTCGATCACATCGGCCAGCTGTTCGTGGGGGACGTCCACGGTCACGCGGGTGTAGTCCGTGCCGGGGGTGTCCGAGATCTTGAACCAGTCCATGGGTAGACTCCTGTCTGAGAACTTTCGCTTGGTAGTGACTTCTCCCGCCCCTTCGCCGCTGCAACGGCGGAGGGGCTTCTTCATGCCTGCGGGTGGGCTCATACGGCGGCCCTCGCTTCCAGGGCCGCCAGCGCAGCGGCCACCTGGTTTCCCTTCGTGGACCGGCGCGGCCGGCGCTTCGCCGGGGGCTTCTTCCGGACCGGCTGCGCCGCGAGCCGGTAGATCGCCTCCACGTCCTGCGGAGTGAACGTGATCTCGTGCCCGAACCGGTGGTGCGGCCACTCCCCCTCCCGCGCCTTGCGGCGCACGGTCTCCGTGGACAGTCCCAGGTGTTCGGCCAGCGCGGTGGTGGTGATGGGCTTGTCGGTGGGCATCAGCCGGTCACCCCCAGCAGTTCGCCCTGTACCGGTGCCGGTGTGGGGGCCAGGCGGGTGCGGAGCATGTCGAGGCCCTTGCCGGTGATGCGGACCTGCGGGGCGGAGGACTCGCGGACCTCGCCGGTCACGTTGTCCCGGTACGTGCGGGCCTTGACGACGAACAGGCCGCGCTCGAGGTGGCGCTGGTAGACGTGGGGGCGGCCCTTGGTGTCGCGGTAGAGGTAGCCCCAGTCCACGAGGAGGTTCACGAGGCGCTTCTCGCCGATCTCGATCTGCCCTTCCTCGCAGAGGACCTTCGCGGCGTCGTTGTAGGACCAGGAGCCGGCCGAGGAGATCACGGACTCCCAGGCGGCGACCTTCGGGGCCGCGGCCTCCAGGGCGGCCTGCTGCTCGGTGACCTTCGCGTCGAGCTCGCGCATGACCTCCTGCATGCGCTCCTCGAGCGAGCGGGGGCGGGACATCTCAGCGCGGATGGTCTCGGCCATCTCGTAGAACGCCTTCACGAGTGCCTTCTTGAAGGCCCGGACCTGCGCGGTGTTCCGCAGGTAGGTGAGCAGGAGCGTGGCCTGCTGCTCGTTCAGGCGGGCAACCCGGGTGGCCTTCGCGAAGCCGCCCTGTGCGAGCGCGGCGCCCTTCCGCATTTCAAATGCGAGAGGGCCGAAGTCCTTCAGGTCGTCCGCGTGGCGGTCGATCAGCTGCAGCGTCGCGCGGTGCTCGACGCCGGCGCCGGAGGCGATGGCCTCCGAGGTGGTGAACAGGTCCTCGCCATCGCGCTGGACGGGACCGAACGGGATCACGTTGCTCATCAGGCGGCCTCCTCCTGGGTGTTCGTGATGTCGCAGCTGGCGCAGTGCACGCCGACCGAAGTCGCGCCCGAGCGGTACAGGGCGAGCAGGTCGCCGGAGACTGCCCAGAGGTCCTGGACGTCCGGGTCGTCGTGGCCGTTGGCGGTCATGCGGGTCGTCCACTCGTTGAGCTCCGCGGCTGGGATGTCCGACGCGTGCCGCACCACGTAGGGCACGCGCATCCACGCGGTGCCCGCGGGGCCCACAGGGCCAAGGTCCGGGCGGGCCGGGTGCAGGGTGTGGGTGGTCGTGTGGGCGGTCATCACGCCACCGCCTGCCCAACGCCCACTTGGGCACTGGTCATCGAGGGCATGACTTCACGCTCCTCGAGGACGAAGAGGTCCTCCCAGTCGCAGTCCAGGCGCGCGGCGATGGCCACGGCGAGGTCCTCGGTGAGGGTCTTCTGCTTGCCCAACTCGAGCAGGCTGATGGTGTTCTGGGACTTGCGCACCAGGAACGCCAGCTCGCGCTGGCTGAATCGCTTGTTCATCCGGCGGCGCCGCAGCGCGGCCGGGTCCTTCACTCGCATCCAGCTCTCCATTCGAACGATGGTCAGGTGACGTCGGTTGGTACGCATGAACTCTAAAGCCTCCTTGGTTGGTCTGACAAGTCCACTATTGGTCACCGGGCACTTGTTGTCAAGCCGACAAGCGTGGGTTTTCCGCGCTGGCCTGCCATGATGTGTTCTGTACTTGTCATCCGATTGCGTCGCGCCGTTGCTCAACTACGACGCCGCGAAGGAGGCTCTCCCTCGTGGAACGCACCCCGACCTCGCTGCAGGAACTCGCCCAGCTCGTCATCGACGTGCAGGGAACCTCAGCACGCCAGGTGGCCGCACGTGCCAAGAGGCAGGACCTGAAGCTGACCTACACGACGCTCAACGAGATGCGTGCGGGGACGTACAAGTTCACGCCTCGCGAGGACACCCTCCGCGCCATGGCCAAGCTTGCGCGAGTAGACGTCGAGGTCGCTTTCCACGCCGCGGGACTCCCCGTCCCCGGCCCGCCGCTAGCCGATGAACTGCCCCCGGGATCGGACAACCTGTCCCCCAAGTCCCGAGCCGCCGTCATCTCCCTGCTGCGGGTCCTCATCGACCTGGAGAGCAACCATGACGAGCACACCGAACACCACGACCACCCCGAGGCCGGCGAGCGCCCGACCGGTGCCGCCGGCAAGGACGACGGCGACGAAGCCCCGGCCGGCGGCCGCCGTGTGGCTGGCTCTGGACAGAAGACGGATGGCCGGTACCCGGTGCCGGCCGACTTCGATCTGGCGGCACACCCGCCGATGACCATGGCGCGTGATGCGCAGGACGCCGAATTCGAGCAGCTCGGCGAGGAGAACCAGGACCCGGAGGGTGAGGCGTGAGCGAGCAGGCCTTGTACGTGTTGCCGCGCAGCGGGTGGAAGGGAGTCCCTGCGGCCGGTGAGTTCTTCTACCTGAAGAAGAACCTGTCGCTGTTCGAGCGGAGGCCGACGAAGTCACAGCCGGCAGAGGCGTTCTTCGATGTGACTCTGGTGCCCGAGCCGGACAACCCTCACGACCCCCATGCGGTCTCGCTGAGACACGAGGGGAACATCGTCGGGTATCTTCCGGCGGATGTGGCAGCTGGGTACCACCTGCCGGTGCAACGGATCGTTGCGTCCGGGGCGGAGGTGCGGGCTTCTGCTCGGGCCTACGGGCAGGTGTTCGATGGGAAGCCGGACGTGTCGGTCACGGTTGGGCTCCCCGAGCCCAGCGCGTTCTTCCCGCTGAACTCGGAGTATCCGGCGGCGGTGTCCGTGTTGCCGTACGCGAGCCAGGGGTACCAGGTACTGAAGGAAGAGGACCACTTCGAGCACATCTTCGAGTACGTGCCGCGTTCCGGGACGGGCATGGTCATCGTGACCCTGCACCGGTCGGAGCGGATGGGTGGCCGCGGCGTGATGCGCGCCGTCGTCGAGGTGCGCCTTGACGGGGAAGCCGCCGGCGAGTTGAGTGCCGTGGCTTCTTCCGCGCTCCTGCCGGTCATCGACCATGCGCAGGCGCTCGGGAAGGTGGTCGGGTCCTGGGCGAAGCTCACTGGCTCGGGTCTGGCGGCGGAGTTGGTGCTCAAGTGTGCCAAGGTCTCTACGTTGGAGGACGACTGGCTCCGCGAGATGCCTGTGTTCCCTCGGCTCGTCCCTGAAGCGCACAGGTACGACGTGCCGGCCGCCTTCACGGACGAGGGGCACCGGATGGACCCCGCAGTGCAGGCCAAGGCCGCCGCCGCGTTCCGAGACCTGGTCCAGCACGTCTCGGCGAAGGCCGCAGAGCATTCCGAGGTGGTCCGCCCTGGCCAGAATCCGCTCCGAGATTCCGGCTCGGCGGCGCCAGGTGGCTCCAAGCCGGAAGCGGCGCCCGCCAAGAAGCGTTCCGCGGCCCCGGCACCGCCGGCGAACCCGACACCCGAACCCCTGAGCGACACGGTCACGCGGCTCGGTCTCGGTGAAGGAGACGACCGTCCGATCTTCTATTCGGTGCGCGGCAAGTCCGTGCACGTCACGGACAAGGACAGATCGTCAGCCGGCAAGAACCCGCGACGCACCGCCTGGATCGTGATCGCTTGCGTCCTTGTCATCGGGCTCTTGCTCGGCCTGGTCCCCGGAATCGGACCGTTCCTCTTCCTGGTCGCCGTGGCGTTCGCGTGGATCGGCGGCGTGGACCAGCTCCGCAAGGCTGCCGTCCTTGAGGTCGACCCGACCGGCGCGGCGCACCCGCCGATGACCATGGCGCGTGACGCGCAGGACGCCGATTTCGACCGGCTCGGCGAGGAGAACCAGGACCTGGAGGATGACCGGTGAGTGGCAAGCCGACCACGAAGGTCGCCAAGGTGTTCGAGGGCGTCATCCTGGCGCAGGGGCAGACTCGTCCCGCCGCCACCCCGGACTGGGGCAACGTCCTTCGTCGCGTGAAGGCGCTGCCGTTCGAGGCGCGCACCATCAAGGGCATCGTCTACGACCCTGTCGAGACTCCTGCCGGCTGGGCGCTGTCCATGCACAAGCCGATCTCGCCGGGCTACAAGTCCGTGCTGAAGTCGGATAGCGGCGACATCGAGGACTGGCTTGTCGACAGCGACTCTGCCTACCGGTTCGCCTACTCGACCGCTGTGGTGTTCCTGGGGACTGCTGCGACCTTCGCCATCTGCAAGGGTGAGCATCAGGCCCCCGGCCACCCGGATGTCGAGAGGTTCCTGGAGCACTTCCTCGAGCCCACGGAGAAGGGCGCCTACTGGCAGGTCAGGGCCGTCACGGCTCCGGGGCAGACCCCGGAATTCCAGGCAGTCCAGCGTGTCCGCTCGCTTGATCTGGCGATGACCACCCGCGGCGACCTGTTCAACGGCGAGGCAAGGGGGTCAGGGACGAGCTTGGACGGGCTGTTAAGCGCTGTCGCCGACCAGGTCGGCGCCGACCTGCAGGTGCGCCTGCACCTGTCCATCGAGAAGGCGCAACGCTCCACGAAGCCGGAGCAGAACCTGCGTGGCGTGGTGCAGCAGTCCATGCGTTGGATCACGTCGTCCGGCACCCGAGCCGTCGTCGAGACAGAGGACTCGTCCGGGGTTCGCGAAGCACTCAACCTGGTGACGCACAACCTCGCCGTGGACATCGCGCTGCCGCCGCAGAGCACCGAGCGGCAGAGCTTCCGCGACATCATCACCGGACTGTCCGACCAGGTCGAGTACCTCAATCTCCGGCTAGCCAGCCTCCCCTCCGTACACTGACGCCATGGGCGCCCACCACACTCCACGCGGCCTATGGCTCCAATGGCCATGGGGAGATCTTGCCCTGCCTATCCTCGGAATCACCGCCTGGGCGCTTCTCGGGGCCCCGCTCCCCGCCGCCGAGACCCGCCCCACATTCTTCACGGCGACCTCAGCGGCGGCTGGCATCGGCCTCGCTGCCGCCGCCTTCGTCTGCACGATCTTCTACCAGTCGTCGAACGCACTGCTCAGCGACATCCGGAACACCTACGGGCCGCTTATCCGTCGCAACTGGGTGTGGATCCTGTCGTGCCTGCTGGCAGCGGTCGTGATGCCCGTAGTGTCGATCGTCATCGACCCCGCTGCACCTGCCATCGCGACCGCTATGACGACGGCAGCCGGCCTGATGTTCGTCACCAGCTTCTGCCGCGTCATCTACTGGTTCCACATGACCCTCGGCATCCTCGACTCGCCCCAGAACGCGCCAGTCGGTCTCCACACGAAGAACCTCCCCGACTAGTCCCGCCACTCCTGACCACCTAACCTGTCCGCCCCCGTGGCCATCCTGTGGCATGCCCACCCTGCCTGTACGTGACCACATGCTCCTGCAGCTCTGGGGCCGCCGCTGGAAGCGCCCCGCAGCACGGGACCGCGCCGCCGAGTTCGAGCTCGGCTACACGCCTACCGCCGCCGCGCTCCGCGTGGCCGCCCTCTGCACGGACCCGGCCGCGATCGCCGCGTACCCGGTCCTCACCCGCCGCTTCCGGGAGGCGCGGTCCACCCGCCGGCGGGCAGCATGACCCCGCTCGAGCGTGCGCTCTGGCACCCCTGGCGAGCCCTGCGCCGGCTGGAACACATCGTCGTGGACTGGGCACGCCCGCACCCGACCATGCCCGCCGCCACGGACGGCGAGCGCGTGATCTGGATGGATCCGCGGCTGACGCAGGTGGAGCGGCGGTGTGTGCTGACGCACGAGCTCGTGCACATCGAACAGGGGCATCGCGGATGTCAGCCGCGTGCGATCGAGCATGCGGTGCGGGCGGAGGCGGCGCGGCGGCTGGTGACGGTGGAGCAGCTGCAGCACGCGATGCCGTGGGCGCTGTCGATGGGTGAGCTGGCGGACGAGCTCTGGGTCACCGAGATGGTGCTGCTGGACCGGCTGGAGGGGCTGACGTTGGAGGAGCGGCGGGCGGTGCGGACGGGGCCTCGGGCGCTCTGACCGGGCGGTGTCGGGGCTGTTCCCGTTGGGAACATCTGGCGTCGTTTTCCCGCATTAATCGTCGCCCCGTGTTGCGTCGTATCGTGTGCCTGGGGCACGCTTAGGCGCGGAATCATGCGGGAGACCGCATCATCACGGGCCAGGCTGACGCACCGCGTAGGGGGTTCAAATCCCCCCGTGTCCGCGCAACGGGAAGGGCCCCGGAATCGTCATGGTTCCGGGGCCCTTCTCCTGTCCGGCCCGCCGATGCGTCAGACCGGCGGTCTCACATCTGGGGACACACAGCCGCAGCGGGGCCGCCTCACTGCCCCCGCGACTCCTGGATACGGCGGAGCAGCTCGAACGCCTCGGGCACGGAGAGCTCGGTGTGGGTGGACAGCTGCACGGCGGCGGTCTCGAGGTTGCCATCGCGCATCATGGCGGACAGCTGGTCGCGCAGCCAGGGCGGCAGGTCGCGGGAGGAGAGGTGGACGGTGGCGTCGCCGCGCATCACCTCGACCTCGAAGGGCCGGTCCTCCGGGGCGGGCTCGGCGGACCACTCGGCCGGGACCATGAGGTCGTCAGGCAGTCCGGGCAGACCGTCCCCGTGTGCGGGGCCGGCCTGGGCGTCCTCCGTGCTTCGCGACGACGGCCGCTCGTCCTGCTCCGCTCTCTCGCCCTGGGTGTCCTCCGCCTCCTGCCGTGCCGCGTCCGCCCCGCTCGGTGCGGTGCCGTCCAGCCGGTCCGTCCCTGCCTCGGGGGAGGTCTTCCCCGGAGCCTCCACGTTGCCGGCCGGACCTGCCTCATGGGTGTCGACGGGGGCGGCATTCGGAGCGTCGTCCTGGGCCGGGTCCTGATCCTGCGGAAGCGTGTAGACCTGCGGGTAGGCGGCGAGGGACTGCACGTCCACCATGGAGTCACGCAGGGAGCGGCCCGTCACGCGGCGGTACTCGGTGATCGCCTCCATCGGACGGTTGGTGGCGATGCGGCCGTACACGGCACGGTGGGCGTCCTCGGACAGCAGGGAGGATGCATGCCGGGCCCGCTCCGCGGACACTCCGCCCGTGGGACCTGCGTCGGACGCTGCGTGGCGTTCGGGCTTGGGGCGCTTCCCGAGCCACACGGTCACGCCCGTGGCGAGCGCGCCGATCACCACCACCGCCAGAACCGGCAC